ACGCAGTGTGTGGCACCGCTCGACCCGGAATCAGACCGGCGCAAACGACTGGCGCAGAAAGTGCGCGTCTAGAACCATAATCTCGAACCCAGTTGGCGCACCCGTCCGGGACCTCAAAAATGGCTCATGGCCCCGTGGACATAAATCCTGCCAAACGGACAAAAATCCAGGTCCGTTTTAGCCATTCGGGTCGAGCCGGATGACCACTCGGGCTCGGTCCCGATAGGGGTGCGCCGTTTTAGGAGAGACGACGCACCCCGCCTAACGCGAAGGGTCCAATGACTACGCGCGAATGGTACGAGCAACACGACTGCACGCATGCCCATTGTCGGTTCGACTGTGAACACCCGCAGCCGATCCTCGACGGAGATGAACTGCTGTGCCTGCGTTGTCTGACGTTCGAGGGCCGTCGCACGCTGATGATCCCGTGCACACCGGAGACATGCTCATGATCACGTGGCACCGTTTCGTGCTCCACCACGACGCGCTCGACTACCTGCGGCTCGGCTGGTGCCCGAGCCTTTGCGACCGGAGCCTTTGCGACCGGAGCCTTGCGCTCGATAGCACACCGCACGGCCAGTATTCCGTTCTCCTGTCGTGGCTGTGCCAATGCCCGCTCGTGGAGCCTAAGCCATGCGCCTGAGCACCATTGCGATCGACGCATCCCGCGCCGTCATCCCAGCGGCATGGTCCGCCGACTGGGTACAGCAGCGGCTAATCGAGGCCTATGCCGTCGAGCGCCGGTTGCCGCACGCGCGCCGCCGCCCGATCGCCAATCTCTGGCCCGCCACGGTGGTCGAGTTCTCGGACGTAATCGGCCGCGCTGATGCTGCCCGCGAACAGGTGTTGCAATCATGGGAATACGCCGGCTCGGGCGTCTCGGCTGCGGACATCCAACTCATGGAAGGCGCCCACGACTGGCTACGCGTCATCCTCGCCCCGTACCCCGAGGAGCGCCTGTGCCTGTCTCAATGGGCTACCGCCATCGCCTATGGCCGCTCATTGCGCCGGCTGCTTGCCAAGCGGCGCTGGCCGCGCACGACGTTCTACCGCCACGTCGCTGCCGGTGCGCACGTCATCGCGATGGAGTTGCAACGGCAAGGCCAGCCGGTGGTGTGACGGGAACGGAAACCTACCACCCCTTGATCACCCGTGGAACTTGTGGCACCACTAGCACCAGCAAATCATGGTGGGGTGGGATACTGCGGCTAGCGTCCCCCTACGCCCCAGCCCAACCCCACAATAACGCACCAGCGGCCTTCCTAGGGCGATTACGGGCCTATCTACGGATGACCAAGGTTCGCTCCCTGGCCCCGCTGTTCCGTACCCTGGATACACGTACCACCCCACTGCTGAAGGATGACGACTCGGCGTACCGCACGCCTGAGTACCGTGAATGGCGTGCTGCCGTGGTGGGTCGGGCAGGTGGCAGGTGCGAGGCTGAGGATGAGTACGGTCTGCGCTGCACCAGGGCATGGCCCGAACATCGGCTCTTCGCAGACCACACCCGTGAGTTGCGTGATGGTGGATCGTTGCTCGACCTCAACAATGGCCAGTGCCTATGCGCATCGCACCATCGGCGGAAAACAATCCAAGCTCAGGTTAGTAGAATAAAATGCTAAAGCCAGTTGGGGGGGTACCAAAACATATGAAAAACCCCCAGGAGTAGAGCCCGGCCTTTGCATTCCCGCAATTTTTCTAGAGATTTGTTAAATTTGTAGAATTTTCTTCCAACAACCCCAGGAGCAGAAAATTCCAAGTGGTGGATATCGTGCAGCGGGGGGACGGCCCCGGCTGAAGGCCAAGGCACCGAAACCGGTTCCGAAGGACATCGTGGCGGATGCCCACGCGGCCAGGATGCAGCCGCTGGAATACATGCTTGCCGTCATGAACGATCCGGGCGCTGACGAGGTCAGGCGGGATCGGATGGCGATGGCGGCGGCGCCGTATTGTCACCCGCGGGTGGCGGACGCGACCAGGGGCAAGAAGGATCTACAGGCCGAGGCTGCGGCGACGGCTGGCGAGGGCACGGAGTGGGGCGACGACCTGAAGTTCGAGGGGAAGGCTAATTGATGACCGTGGCTTACGCCGCGATTATGACGTGCACATCACTCCAGGAGTGTATCGGCACGGTCGTGGCGCAGGGATGCGGGTGGTGGTGCAGACCGTACTGGTGACTCCGTTGACCGTTGTGGTCTTGCACGCGGTCTGTAGTCCTTGCGCGGACGCGAATGAGGTGCTTGCCAGCACGGCTATTGTTGTGATCGTCAGCATCGGGTTTCTCACGGGTGTTCCTCTTGGGTTGGTGGTGGGGTGCTGTGATTGCTAGCCGTTCTTGGCCTGGCAGGTTTGACGGATCTCGCCATGATGTTGCGCAAGTGAGCCAAAGATGCTGACGCGGTCGTGGGACACGGCGGTTCCAGATTGGGAAGAGCGCCTGTTGGCTGGCCGTTCGCTGGTGCCGGAGCTGCCGCTGTACAAGGGCGAGGCGGCGAAGGCACTGCGGGTGTTCAAGCGATTGAGGGTGCCGGACATGATCGGCACACCGACGCTGGGTGAGATCTGCGGGGAGTGGTTTTACCCGATCGTCGCGGCGCTGTTCGGCTCGCTCGATCCAGCCACCAATCAGCGTCACGTCTCGGAGGTGTTCCAGCTCATCCCTAAGGGGAATGGGAAGTCGAGCCTGGGCGGTGCGGTGATGGTTACGGCACTGGTGATAAACCGTCGCCCGGAGGCTGAGTTTCTGTTTATCGCGCCGACGATGGAGGTTGCGGCGATTGCCTACAAGCAGGCGCGTGGCACGATCCGGCTCGATCCCGAGCTGACAAAGACTTTCCAGGTGCAGGATAATTTCAAGAGGATAACGCACCGCGAGTCGGGCGCGACGCTGCAGATCCGGGCGGCCGATACCGACGTGATTACCGGCAGCAAGGCGCTGGGCACGATGATCGACGAGACCCATCAGTTTGCGAAAAAGTCCAACGCGGCCGACATCTTCATCGAGCTGCGCGGCGCACTGACCAAGCGGCCGGACGGGTTTTTGTTTCAGACGACGACGCAATCCAAACAGTCGCCGGCAGGTGTGTTTGCATCCGAGTTGGCGATGGCGCGCTCGGTGCGCGATGGCCACATGCAGATGCCCTTGTTGCCGGTGCTGTACGAGCTGCCGGATCGGCTGGCGCGCGACAATGGCTGGAAGGAACGGCGCTATTGGCCGTTGGTCAATCCGAATCTCGGGCGCTCGACCTCCAAGGATTTCCTGGCGCGCGAGGTGATGCGGGCCGAGCAGGATGGGCCGGGCGCGGTAGCGCTGATCGCGAGCCAGCACTTCAACGTGCAGATCGGCTTGTCGCTGCGCGAGAACGGCTGGCCGGGCGCCGAATACTGGGAAGCGGCCGAGGACGCGGCGCTCACGCTCGAGGAGATCCTGATCCGGTCAGAAGTGGTTGCGGTTGGGATCGACGGCGGCGGGCTTGACGATCTCTTTGGTGTGGCGGTGGTCGGGAGGTGTCGCGAGACGCTCGACTGGCTGTGCTGGACGCATGCGTGGTGTCACCGCAGCGTGCTGGAGCGGCGCAAGTCGATCGCGTCACGGCTCGAGCAGGCGCAGGCCGCGGGCGAGCTCGATATCGTCGAGCATGCGGCACAGGACATCGAGGACATCGTCGCGCTGATTGCCGACATCAAGCAACGCAAACTATTGGCCTCGGTGGCCGTCGATCCGGCCGGCCTGGGCGAGTTCATCGAGGCACTTCGCGCGGTCGGGATCACGCAAGAGGGCGACCAGGTCGTCGGCGCGCCGCAGGGTTATCAGCTCATGAACGCGATCAAGACGACCGAGCGCAAGGTCGAGAACGGGTCGTTAAAACATGCGCCGTCCGCACTGATGAATTGGTGCGTGGGAAATATCAAGATCGAGCCGACGGCGACAGCAATCCGCGCGACCAAAGCAAATGCGGGCGATGCCAAGATCGATCCGGCGATGGCGTTGTTCGATGCGGTCACCGTGATGGTGCGCGATCCGAAGCCGAACCGGCAGGCTGAATATTCGCTATTTTTTGCGTAAGGCAACCAAGAGGAGGCCATGATGGCACAGCAGCAGCAATACCAGGGCAAAGATGTTCAAGTGCGTGAGGCCCGCGAGGGTGACAAAGGATTTGTAAAGGGCACCGACCAGGTCGTCATCACGCTCGAGGACGGCACCGAGAAGACCGTCAAGCGCAGCGAAGTTCAAGAGCGGCGCTAGCCCGCACAAAGCCGGAACGTAAATGACCGACCGCGACGTGGTGAAGATCTACGTCGCGATCGCGGCCGTCGTCGCGGTCGCGATCGTCTTTGCGGCCGTGATGTTTCAGTTCTGAAAAGGTCAACCGCCATGCTGAACCGGGCCTATTCGCTCCTCACCGTGAAAGCGGCTGAGGATGATCAGCGAGAATTCATGGGCACAGCCACAAGTCCAGAACCCGACCGGCTCGGTGACATTGTCGAGCCACTCGGTGTTAGCTATAAAAATCCGCTCCCGCTTTTGCATCATCATAAGTCCGATCGGCCTATTGGAACGGTTACCTTTGACAAACCGACCGAGGACGGGATTACATTCAAAGCTAAAATCCCTCACATCTTGGAACCTGGGCCGCTCAAGGATCGCGTAGACACGGCTTGGGGCGAAGTGCGCGCCGGATTGGTGCGCGGTGTATCGATCGGGTTTCGATCCCTTGAACACGCGATGCTCAAGGATGGCGGAATTCGTTTTATTAAATCTGAAGTTTTGGAATTGAGTTTGGTGAGTATTCCGGCCCAGCAGGAAGCCACCATTCAGACCATCAAGTCTCTCGACACCGCGCAGCGGGCTGTGCCTGGCCAAGGAAGGCTGCACCGTGTCGTTCACCTCAACCCACCCGGTGCCTCGGGACAATCTCAACCGATTGCCCAGGAGGGCGCCAACATGAAGACCATTGCTGAACAAATTACAGCCTTAGAAAACAAGCGTGCGGCGAGCGCAACGCGCATGGAAGCCGTGATGCAGAAGACGCTCGACGAGGATCGCACCTCGGACGCGGCCGAGTCGGAGGAGTTCGACCGGCTCGACGGCGAGGTCGCCGCCATCGACAAAGATCTTGTGAGGCTGCGCGCGGTCGAGAAGGCCAAGGCGTTCGCCGCCAAGCCGGTGATCAAGGCCGAGACGGCGCATGAAGGCGCCGCGGCGCGCAGTTCTTCGATCGTAGTCAGGGCGCAACCGAAACTCGTGCCTGGGCAGTTGTTTGCTCAGAAGGTCAAATGCCTCGCGCGCGCGCAGAAGATGTTTCGTGATCCGGCCCTCATCGCCGAGGAGATGTATGGGTCAGACTCGAGCGTGGTCGGCGAGTTCAAGGCAGCAGTGCCGGCCGGTACGACAGTCGCGGGTAACTGGGCCGCCACCTTGGTCGGCGAGGAAAGTGGCGCGGTGGCGGACTTCGTCGAGTGGCTGCGTCCTCAAACTATTTTGGGGAGATTTGGCAATGGCGGCATTCCGGCGCTGCGCTCGGTGATGTTCCGCACGCCGCTGATCACGCAGACCAGCGGCGGACAGGCTTGGTGGACAGGAGAGGGCAACGCAAAGCCGCTGACCAAGTTTGACTTTACGCGCACAACGCTTGAGCCGCTCAAGGTCGCAAGTATCTGCGCGCTAACTGAGGAGTCGATCCGCTACTCGTCGCCGAAGTCGGATATACTTGTGCGAGACGGGCTTGCAGGGGCGCTGCGGGAACGGCTCGATCGGGATTTCATCGATCCGGCCAAGACCGCGGTTGCGGGAATCTCGCCGGCCTCCATCACCCATGGCGCCGAAACTATCGCCTCGTCGGGCGAGGACGCCGATGATGTCCGGATGGACATCCGGGCGGTCTATGCCAAGTACACCGCCGAGAACAATCCGCCGTCGAGTGCTGTCTGGATCATGTCGAGCAACAACGCAGTTGCCCTGGCAATGATGACTAATCCTCTCGGCCAGGCCGAGTTTGCATCGATGACTATGACCGGCGGCACGATGCGAGGTATGCCGGTGATCGCGTCTGATTACGTTGGCAACATCGTTATTCTCGTCAATGCGTCCGACATCTACCTGGCGGACGAAGGCGACATCACGATCGACGCCAGCCGCGAGGCCTCGCTGGAAATGTCGGATGCACCGGCGCACAATTCCGGCACGCCAACGCCGGCAACTTTAGTCTCGATGTGGCAGACCAATAGCGTCGCCATTCGCTGCGAAAAGGTGGTGAACTGGCTTCGCCGCCGCGATCCCGGTGTCGTCTATCTGACCGGCGTTGCGTGGGGCGGCGAGGTGCCGACCGCGTAACGTCGACTAACGGGGGCGGGCCAATGTCCTCCCGCCCGTCCCCGACTTTGGAGCAACGCGGATGAAATCGAAGATGCGCACATTGACGGTGGTCCGGCCGCACAAGTACGGCACGCGGCACCTGACCGCCGGCGAAGAGTACGAGGTGCCGGTCCGGCACGCGCTCGCGCTGGTCGCGGGCAAGAAGGCGCGGTTTGCCGAAGACAAGCCGCGCGCACGCGCCAAGGCGGCTCCGGTCAAGGTCGAGGAAAAGGCGCAGGCACAAGCCGCGACTACGGTCCAAACGACTGAGCTCGATCCGCTCGACGACTTCCGCGCGCAAGCGGCACGGCTCGGCATCGAGGTCGACGGGCGCTGGGGCAGGGCGCGACTGCAATACGAGATCGAGAAGGCGGGACGGGAACCACGCTAGTGCGTATCTTCGGCCTGCCGATCCCGTTCACACAAGGCGTCAAGACGCCGTCTTCAACGGCTGATGCGGAGAAGCAGAAAGCCTTGAGCTCGGTATCGGAAGGCCGCGGCGGCTGGTTCCCGATCGTCCGCGAGCCGTTCGCCGGCGCCTGGCAACGCAACGTCTCGATCAACACCGACACGGCGGCGAGCTTTCACGCTGACTTCGCCTGCAAGACGCTGATCGCGCGCGACATCGCCAAGCTGCGCGTCAAGCTGGTCGAGCAGGACAAGGACGACATTTGGACCGAGACCACTAACCCGGCGTTTAGCCCCGTCCTTAGACGACCAAATACCTACCAGACCCGCAATCAGTTCTGGGAATGCTGGTTGCTCTCGAAACTCAGCCGCGGCAATACCTACGTGCTCAAGGTGCGCGACAATCGTCAGGTCGTCGTCGGCCTGCACGTCCTCGATCCGACCAGGGTGCAGCCGCTGGTGTCAGACGATGGCGACGACAGCGCCGTATTCTACCGCCTGAGCAGCGATAACCTCGCGGGCATCGGCGAGATCGTCGTCCCGGCGCGCGATATCATCCACGACCGGATGAATTGCCTGTTCCACCCGCTGGTCGGCACGCCGCCGGTATTCGCCAGCGGCTT